CTTGTGTTGGTGTAATAAGCATTTTTCTCCCCCTCCCTACACTTGACTAAAAGCGTTCAGTTCCATAATTTTCATCTTGGTATTAGTTCTTGGCTCCCACGTCATCCAGTAAGCAAGAGCGGCATCAGCATGCTTCTTGGGTAGCAGGTCATAGCGACTGATATTGAAGTGGTCTTTAAAATCAATCTCAGCTTGTCTAAATACCGACTGAGCAAAAATCTTATCAGCATAAGCAGGGCTATCAATACCACCCAGGCATGCCACAACCCTAGCCTTACGCTTCTTCAGTAGCGATTGAGCATAGCTCGGATGAATCGGTTGCTCACTCTTGAGGTAGTCAATATCTTCAAGCATAGTAGCCTGTTGCTCACGCAATTTCTTTTGTCCAGTAAATAAAGCAATGAAGGCATCCTCGTCCAAATCCTCACGGATGAATCCGCCCTGCTTGCGAATGGCTGGCAAGACCTCTGATGTCACCCAGCGTTTAAATTCTCTAGCTTGTGGAAGCTTACTTGAAAGAATGAGAGAGTAGAGACCAGATTCATTGATGATGATAGTGTTTTGTGTTCGACCTAAATTGTCGGTGAGTCCGTATTTCACGGAGTCATCTTCATCAACGTGCCGAGAAATTGCATCCAGAGGTTTAGCATACCCCAAAATATCTGCAACATCTTTCCCAACGAACCAAGGCTCGTCATCAATTGTCAAAGTACGGACTTCCTGCCCGTGAAAATTAAAAATTTCGTTCATAAAATTCCTTTCTAAATTTGGTATAATTAAAATAAAAACACGAGGTGTATTATGGCTGATTTGTTACCTACAATCTTAACTGCGTTTGCAACAACTATGGCTACAAAGGGAGCTGAGGCTCCTGCTAACACTTTTAATGAAGCATGGAAATATGTTTTTGGTTCTCTTGATAGTTTCCTATTACGAAAAAATGAAAAACGTAAATATGATAATGAGAAGTACATTGAATCACTAACTGAGAAAATCGAACAAATACCTGTAGAAAATATACAAGAACCTAAAATGAGTATATTAGGACCTGCATTGGAAGCATCAAAATTTTATATCGAGGAAGAAGATATACGAGAAATTTTTGCATCACTATTAGCGGCATCATTTGATTCTTCAAAAAGTTCGTTATTGCATCATTCTTTTGTTGAAATTATTAAACAGCTCAGTCCTTTAGATGCTAGGAATTTGAAGTTTATTGCTCAAAGAAAACGATGTCCTGTCGCTAAGTATTTGCTGGAATTCGAAACAGGGGGTCAGAGCCTTTTAAAACCACTAATTTTTATTCCTCATGATGGTGAAATAGAATCGTCACTTGATAATTCAATGTTTGATTTTGATAGAAATGCTTCCTCTATTACAAACCTTGAAAGATTAGGTTTGATTAAAGTTGATTTCACAACTTGGCTTTCGAAAAAAGAAAAATACACATTACTTGAAAGCAACCCTTTAGTCACAGCTTATAAAACATCGTATATCAATGCTAAAAACAACGAAAAATTACATGTAGAAAAAGGAATTATAGATATTACACCTTTAGGTGAAGATTTCTATAATGTCTGTTTATAAAAACAATCTTTTGACTAAATTTTCAAAATGTGTTTTTAACCATTCATCTTGCTTGTCGAAAAAATCGGCAAGCCATTTTTTTATCATCTTTATTTGAATAGTCATCATCAGTATTGAAATTATTGATGATACTATGGCACTGAGTATGATTTCTCTCATTTTCCCCTCCTACTCCAGCACCTTACTGCCGATTACCAATCGTTTAACGACAACGTCCATCTCCTTAAATTCGGCATTCTCTGCACAGTAGCGGACGCTCTCGCTGATGATGTGACAAATAGATACGCCGTACTCGTTCGCAAGCTCCGTAGCGATATCCCAGGCATCTTTGTCAATCCGTGTTACTTTTTGCGCTGCGTTGTTCATAATGTTCCTTTCTTAATTTTGTATAATGTAAATAAAACTCGCCAAAACTATTTAAGTAAAGTATTTTTAAACGACTGTTTGACAGATACTATATGAGGCGCTTCACGGTTATTTATATAATCAACCTGAATAAGTGTCGCTGGCGCTTCATCTTTCTTTGTTTCCCAAATTATCTTGATACCTTGAAGACCAATATCTTCTGCTCGAAAATCAATCCCGTTCAAAATAACTCGTGGAATACTAGAGTCGCTATCTATCTTAATTTCTAAATTTTGAATTGGTAGTAAATTTTTTGATAGGCCGCTCATCATCCCTCTCTCCTTTCTATGTTCTTTCTTGTCTTTCTGCTATAATGTAAGCAGAAAGGGGGTGAGAATATGCACAAAATAAAAGTTACTTTTTCAGATGGTACCGAAGTTATTTTCCACGAAGAACAAGCTTTTCAATCTTGGAAAGCTTCAAATAACTCAGTTTCATTAGGCGAGATTTGTGGCCTTTGGTATCATCATCACGATGGTTTAGTTCCTAGTTTTTTAGAAATAGTGGCAAACGCTCTATTTTTCTTCGATATTGAAAATCCATCTCTTATCTATGCTTCTGCATCTATTGTGAAAATAGAAGCTATATAATTTCACACTAGGCTATTCAAGGCACGTTTCCTAATTTCGTCTTGAATAGCTTTTGTCATTGCTAAACCATGTTCTGAAAAATCAGTATATTTTGACACGAGCGAAATCGCTTGTGAATATGTCCTTGATTGTTGACTTGCTTCATCAGCCCTATTCTCAATAAAACTTTGGATATCATCTTTTAAATTCTCTAGTACCATCTTCCCCTCCTTAAATAATTATTCTGGCAACTGTGAATATTTCTCAATTGTCTCAACAGTAACAGTAAGAACTACTTTAGCCAGTCCGCTGTTTAGATTATGATTACGAAGAACTTGCAAAAGTTCTTTTTTTATTTTTCCACTTCCTCTTCTGTTAGATATTCTGAATGCATCCCTCTCTCCTTTCTTTGTTGATATGAGTTTTTTAAGTTACCATTTTGGTGACTTTCTTGGCAAAAAAATATCTTGCAAAGGTTTATCAAAAAAGCTACGCAAGAAAAACATTTCATCCTGAGTAAAAGCGCTTTGCCCCTTCTCTTTCTGACGATATGCCGTCTCAGAAATTCCAAGTTTCTGTGCTAATTCTTTTTGAGTAATACCTTTTTCTTTTCTTAGTTGATAAAGATAAATTTGCACGTTTCTACCTCCTTATTTTTCTATTTGTTCCTCGCAATTCTGCTATAATAAAGCTAGAAGGGAGGTGATCTAATGCCACAAATCACCAATGATAATGTCCAAATTTGGACACTCTATATCACAGTAATCATTGCAGTTGTCGGTTTTGTTTTTAATACCATTTCACTCTGGCAAACGAAGAAAGCTACAGAGGATATGGCAAAGCCTTATATTAATGTTTATGTAGATGCCTATGCAGTTAAAAATCAACAACGTACCTATGTTTTTAAAAACTTTGGCCAAACTCCAGCATATATAGATAATATTCAGATAGATGGAGAATTGGATTCATTGAATTCTGTACACCGCTTCGGCTCACTCATCGGAAATATGATTGCACCAGGACAAAAATTTACATCATCGATACAACCAGATTATAAAGGACGAATCACACTGACAATTACCTACTCAGATAACAAGAAGCACAAATATACAGATGAGTTTATACTTGATGCTACCTTGGCATCTGCAATGCTCTACACAATAAACGAGAGCAACAATAGCGACTCTCCTGCAACAGCTATCAGACAATCGACCATGGCTCTATTACGCGATCTACGATAGCCTCATCTCCGAATGATTTTACAGTTCAAACATCACGTAAACATTCAATTTTTATTTCAACAGTTTCATCGTCAAGTGTATTGGCGATGATTTTATTTTTTGCATCGATAACTTCGTTCAGGTCTTTGCAAATTAGTGAATAAAATACTTTAACATTTGTATTCATTATCCCTCTCTCCTTTCTATTATTTTTATTTTTTCGCTCTACGAGCAACAGCCTGCCAGAGAATCGAACCCTGGTGCTACCGATCAGGCTACATTCATTTTGTCCTGCATTCCTGCGAACGCTGCATCAAATCGAATGTCATCGATTTCGTCTTGAGTGAAGCCAGCATCAAGAAGGTAACGCTCTTGACGTCCAATCTCTTCTTCCAACTCTGTCCAGCCGAAAGCAAATTGACGGCAGTTGTTCCAGAATGATTCAAGCTGACCATAGAGGAAGCGTTCCTCGTATGTGTTCTGAAGCAATGTTTCTGCAACCACTGCTTTGAAGATGTTGATGGCTTTCTCGTTTAATGTGTTCATGGTGTTTCCCTCCGGTTTGTTTTTGTTATTTCCTTAAGCTTGATTTAATTATATCACCATTTTGGTGACTTGTCAACAGTATTTTAATTAAAAAATAAAAAAAGTTGCGTTTTCGGTGACTTTTTTATATAATCTACTTATAGAATTACTGAAATTGAGGTACGGAACATGGATTTGAAAAAATATATTGGAAACCAAATTAAAACTTTTCGAAAATCAGCCGGTTTTACTCAAGATGAACTTGCTAAAAGATTGAATACTACTAAACAAACTATTAGTAGATATGAAAAAGGAGATAGGAAAGCCAATCAAGACATGCTCTTTGAGCTTTGCGATATTTTCGGTGTCTCAATAGATGATTTTTTCCCTTCTCAAAACGAGGCTCTTCAATCCCCTACCGCTCCTCAAATCCAAACCATCTACGACGAACTAAAACCTCCAAGACAAGTCAAAGTCTTGAACTATGCAGAGAGGCTACGGGATGAGCAGAGGAACGAAGAAGAAACGAAGATAAACGAAGTATCAGAAGTTATTCAGCTCTACAGTTACGACTACTACGACCACCCAGCTTCTGCAGGTACAGGCCAGTATTTGAACGATGTACGAGTG